GGTGCAACAACAGGAGCAACTACTGCTACATCAGGAGCTATATACATAGCCCCTACACCTAACGCTAATTATCAATATATTATTCATTATAACGTAATGCCAACTGGACTAGGTTCAGGAGGTGATGGTAATTCTAATACTTTTTTAAGTAATTACTTTCCTCAAGGGTTGTTATATGCATGTTTAGTAGAAGCATTTATGTTCTTAAAAGGTCCAACAGACATGTTGACACTATATGAAAATAGATATAAAACTGAACTACAAAAGTTTGCAGCAATGCAACTTGGAAGAAGAAGACGAGACGATTACACGGATGGAACAGTAAGAATACCAATCGAGTCAGCGCCTCAGTAATTAGGAGAAAAAATTTATGGCAATAACATCAGCAATATGTAACAGTTTTAAAACACAAATTTTAACAGCAGTTCACAATTTTACAAATGGTGCAAACACTTTTAGACTAGCGTTATACACAAGTAGTGCTACATTAAATAAATCAACTACAGTTTATGTAACTGCTAACGAAGTAGCTAACGGAAATGGTTATACTACTAAAGGAATTGCACTTACAAATGTAACACCAGCTTTATCTGGAGACACAGCGTGTTGTGATTTTGAAAATGTATCTTTTACATCAGCTTCTTTTACTACTAGAGGATGTTTAATTTTTAATGATACAGCAACTGATGATCCAGCAGTTTGTGCGATAGATTTTGGTGGAGATAAAACTGTATCAAGTGGAACTTTTACAATTCAATTTCCAGCGCCTGACGCATCTAACGCAATAGTTCGTATAGCATAGGGGTAAATCCTTATGGCTAATACTTGGAACCAATCTGGAACAACCTGGGGACAAAACACCTACGGCACTCAAACTGAACATGTAATTACTTTAACGGGAGTACAAGCACAAACTGAACTTGGTGCTTTTGATAATGCAGGAACTTTAGTAGGTTGGGGTAGAAATGGTTGGGGTGAAGAACCTTATGGAGATTCATTTAATAAATTAGTTCAACCAACAGGTCAAAGTGCAACATCTAATGTTGGATCAATAACAACTATACCAGAAGAACTTATAGGAATATCAGGAGTACAAGCAACTTCTGCTGTTGGTAGTTTAACTTTAGATTTAACATCTGTAGTAATTCCAACAGGTTTAAGAATTGAATCTAATGTAGGAGACTTTGATCCTACTGCAGAAACTGTTGGATTAACAGGTCTTGGAATGACTTCTTCAGTTAGCGGAATAGTTCTTGATGCAGTAGAAATTGGTTTAATAGGAGTACAAGCAACTTCATCTGTAGGATCTTTATCCCAACAAATTTCTGAAATTCCAACAGGAGTACAAGCAACATCTTCTGTAGGAACTTTGGTCCCTGCAATAGGAGTTCCATTAACCGGAGTACAATCAACTTCTGCCGTAGGCACATTAAGTTTTGCATTTTCAATAGACCTTACTTTAACAGGAGTTCAAGCAACAACTGCATTAAATGATAACCTTCCTCTTCAATATTTTAACAGATTAGTTCCTAAAGACAGCACAGGTTACACAAGAAAAACACCAAAAAATACTACAGGATACACAAGGAAAACCGCATAACATGTTTGACTTAAAACTTAATAGACTATATAAATACAACACTTAGGAGAATAAATTATGGCATCAACATTTACAGATCTCGGTCTAGAACTAATGGCAACCGGCGAAAACGCTGGTACTTGGGGAACAAAAACTAACGCAAATTTAAGTTTAATTGAACAATTAACTGGTGGTGTTAATTCTCAAGCTGTAACTGATTCAGGAACACCAACAGCTTTAACAATAGCAGATGGTGCTTTAACAGGTACAGCTCAACATAGAGTTATAGAATTAACAGGGTCAATATCTGGAAGTAGGGTTGTTACTTTTCCATTACTTACAGAAAATTTTTATCTTATTAAAAATGGTACGTCTGGTGCACAAACAGTACAACTAAAAGCAGTTTCAGGTTCAGGTGCAACAGTTACTTTTGCAACAGGAGATAAAGGATATAAACTTATTTATCTTGATGGTGTTGCAACAAACACTGGAGTTTTTGATGCAGGTTTTGGTGCAGGAACTTCACCAGGTGGATCAACTACGCAAGTACAATTTAACAGTTCAGGCACATTTGGAGGAGATGCTAATTTTATTTGGAATGCATCAACAGGATTAAATATAGGAACTTCAAAAGAATTAAGATTACAAGATAATACAGGCGGTGAATATATAGGAATGAAAGCAAAAGATGGCACAACGTCGTATACTTTGACGTTTCCAGCAGCAACAGGAAGTGCAGATCAAGTTTTAACTACTAATGGTTCGGGTCAATTATCGTTTGTAGATAATACTGGTGGCACAGATTGGCAAGCAGTTAAAACAGGAACTTACACAGCAGCAGCTGGTCAGGGAGTTTTTGCAAATACTTCAGGTGGAGCATGGACATTGACACTACCTAGTTCACCATCAATTGGTGATGAAGTATCTGTTGTTGATTATGCAGGAACCTTTGACACTAATAATTTAACTATCGGAAGAAATAGTAAAAATATTCAAGGTTCAGCAGCGGACTTAACAGTAGCAACTGAAAGAGCAGGCTTTACTTTGGTATTCACAGACAATACTCAAGGATGGCTTCTAAAGAATAACTAGAGGTTAAATGAGTACATTTAAAAATATTAGAGGACAACTAATAAAATCAGTTTCATCCGATCCATCTCCAGTAACAGCTGGTGACATGTGGTATAATTCAACTTCTCAAACATTAAAAGGTGTAGAGTCAGTCGGTGCTTGGTCATCGGGAGGTGATCTTGGAACAGCAAGGCAAGCTCTTGCTGCTGTTGGTACTCAAACAGTAGCTTTAGCTTTTGGTGGTAGATTACCAGGTAATTCTCCTACAGGTGTTACTGAAGAATACAATGGTTCATCTTGGAGTCCAAGTAATGCTTTAAACACTGCTCGTTTTGCTTTAGCAGGAGCAGGTACTCAAACAACAGGGTTGGCTTTTGGAGGTACTCCCAGTACATCAGACTCAGAAGAATATAATGGTAGTTCATGGACAGAGGGAAATAATTTAAATACTGCAAGAGGAAGTTTAGCAGGGGCAGGATCACAAACTGCCGCATTAGCTTTTGGAGGAGGAAATGGAACAGAATCCTACGATGGCACTTCTTGGACAGCATTAGCAACTATGAACACATCTAGAGTAGGGATAGCAGGTTGTGGAACTACCGCAGCTGCTTTAGGTTTTGGTGGAGAAGGACCTGCACCAAGTTATACTCTTTATAATGTTTCAGAAGAATGGAATGGATCTTCATGGACTGAAGGAAACAATTTAAACACTGCTAGACAACAGGCAGGTGGATCAGGTATTCAAACCGCGGCTTTAGCTTTTGGTGGGCAAAGTCCTGCACGAGCACTTACAGAAGAATATAATGGAACATCTTGGACAGAAGTAGCTGATATGGCTACTGCAAGATACTCTGTTGGTGGTACTGGTACAACATCAGCATCATTAGCCTCAGGTGGTAATACACCTTCTGTTACAGCCAAAACAGAAGAATTTAGTCTTGTTCCAGCAACAAAAACATTTACAACAAGTTAAAAAATTATGACAACATATAAAGAAATTTTTGGAAAACAAATTAAAATTTTAGCAGGGGATCCTGCACCTACACCTGTAACTTATACAGTCACAGTTGTAAATGTAAGTGGTGCTAATTATTATTTTATTGATGGAGTACGACAATTACAATTAGAACTTTATGAGGGTAATACATATACATTTGATCAATCAGATAGTTCTAACAACAACCACCCATTAAGATTTTCTATAACATCAAATGGTACACATGGTGGTGGTTCTGAATATACAACAGGAGTAACTGCAAGTGGTACTCCAGGAAATGCTGGTGCAAAAACAGTTATTGTCGTAGCATCTGGTGCTCCAACTTTATATTACTATTGTACTAATCACTCTAATATGGGTGGCATAGCTTTAACACCATCAGGTATTGATGAATATACAGGACAGATTTGGTTTAATAATACTACTGGTTCTTTTAGATCCATTGTAGCAAGTGGTGCATGGGCAAGTGATTCACCTTTAGTTACAGCAAGACAAGCAACTTCAGCAGCAGGTAATATGTCAGCTATGTTTGCTGCAGGTGGAGGTTATAGTCCTGCAGTAACAACTAATGAAGAATATAATGGATCAGGTTGGTCTTCAGCAGAAGCACTTCCAGCAGCTAGAGCAGGAGGTGGTCAAGCATTTGGAACTTTAACAGCTGGTGTTTATTTTTGTGGTACTTCAGCAGACCCAGCTACTCGTCATAATGATTCGTATGAATATGATGGAACTAATTGGACAGGTGGAGGAGCTTATCCAGCTTCCCTAACAAACTTAGGTTCATCTGGAACTCAAGGTGCAGGATTAGGTTTTGGAGGAGATCCATCTTCAGCTGTTTCAGCAGAATATAATGGAACTGCTTGGACAGCAGGTAATTCTTTAAATACAGCTAGAGATGGAGGAGCACCTTCTGGTGCTGGAACTCAGACTGCAAGTCTTTATGCAGGTGGTGGAACTGTAAACGTAGAAGAATATAATGGAAATACTTGGTCAGAAGTAAATAATATACCTGCTGTTAGAGCAAGCACAGCTGGAGCTGGTACACAAACAAATTCAATGGCAATCGGTGGAGAATTACCTGGTGGTATAACTAATACTTGTGTTCAATATGATGGAACTAATTGGGCAGCAATACCAAATATGGCAACACCTAGATTTCAAAGTTCATCAGCTGGTCCAGGTACAGGTGCATTAGCCATTTCAGGTTGGGGTCCAGGTTTAAGACCTACAAATGAACGATACAATTTTACATCTAACACAGTAACAGCTGCAGCATGGTCAAGTGGTGGAGTTTTACCACAAGGTGTTTCATATAACTCAGGTGCTGGAACTCAAACTGCAGCATTATCGATAGCAGGACAAAATCCCGGTACAAGTCTAATTTCAAATGTTTATGAATATAATGGATCAAGTTGGAGTGATAGTGGTTCTCCAGTAAATGCTTTTTATGGAGGAGCTAGTCCCCCTCAATCTGCACAATATATGGCGGCTGCAGGAACTCAAACAGCTGCTATAATTTTAGGTGGTGGAGAAGCTACTAATGTAACAGTAGAATATAATGGTTCATCTTGGACAGCTGGAGGAACTTATCCAATTTCACAAGTAGCTCAATCTACAATGAATGGTATTCAAACTGCAGCTATAAATATTTCAGGTAGTGGTCCACCTCCAGGATATACACCTGTTGTAGCAAATTATAATGGTTCATCTTGGACGGCAAGTCCAGTGGCTTTTAGCCCAGCAGCAAGAAGAATGTCATCTGCTGGAACATACAATGCAACAATAGTTTCGGGTGGTTCAAATACAGGAACTCTTACAACAGCACAAGAATGGAACGGAAGTTCTTGGACAACAGTTGGTGCTCCAAATGCACCTAAAACTGATGCTAAGTCTACTGGAATACAAACAGCAGCTTTAAAAATGCATGGTGGTGGTACAGAATCATATGATGGAAGTAGTTGGGCAACGTCAGCTACCATGGCAAATAACAGAAGTTGGTGTACAGGTGGTAGTTCTAATGATGCTTCAAACACGTCTGCAGTTGTATTTGGTGGAAGCACTCCCCCCTTTACAAATGCAACAGAAGAATTTAATGGTGAAACAACATCAGCTAACGTAAAAACATTAACAAGTAGTTGATAATGAATAAGTTTAACGATATAACAACAACAAAGGAGTAAATACTATGGCACTATTTATATATGGTACTGCTACAAACACTGGAAAAGGATTCTTCACTCATGAAGATAGACAGAATTTTTATCTAGCTGGTCACCCTGCTGATGTCTGGGTCGTTGGTAACAATGAAAAAGGCGCACTATGGTTAGCTGAAAAGAACGGTGTTGAAAAAACTAAATCAGAAGCACAAGCTTTAGTGACTGCAGAAGTAACTGCTGCACAAGCTGCTTGGGATGCATTGTCTGATGAAGAAAAAGCTAGACGAGATATTAGTAGACCAACAGATATAACACTCCCATAAGGAATTTATAAATGGCTGGCTATAACACAATTAGAGGACTGAGAGTTAAATACTTATCAGCAGATCCTGCCAACGCAGAAAATGGACAGGTATGGTATAATTCTACTACAGGTAATTTACGTGTTCAAGGTATAGGTCAAGCAGCAGCATGGGCATCTGCAGCCGGACCTACAAGAAATAATAACGCCATGAGTTCTGGTGGTACTCCAACAGCAGCTATTTTATCTGGTGAAAATGGAGCCAATCCACCTAATTCAGCAGAAGCTGAAGAATGGAATGGTAGTGGTTGGACAAATTTAACAAACATACCGGCATCTTATGGATATAACGTAGGTACAGGATTGGTTAATGATTTTTCTTCAATGGGTGGTGGTTACGGACCAACACCTAAAGTAGCAAACGTTTACGATTGGAATGGTTCTGGCTGGACAAGCGGAACTGCTATGCCAACAGCTGTTATTGAAATGGGTGTATGTGGTCCTGGTCAACAAGCCTTGGTTGCAGGCGGATACACAAGTACAAATATAGCTACTTCTTATGAAAGATCAGGTGGATCATGGACATCAAATCCATCAATGAATGTTGCTAGATATGTTCCTCAACTTATTGGATCTAATAAAGATTCTGCATTAGCTGCAGGCGGTGTTATTTATCCCTCGGGACCTCCTTCATTAACAAATACTGTAGAAGCATGGAATGGAACCGCATGGACAACAAAAACTGTAATGCCTTCAGTAAGAGCTTACGCAGGTTCTGCAGGTTCTAGTGCAACAGATGCATTTCTTTTTGGTGGAGACACTACAGGGTCACCTGCAACTACAGGTACTTCTATAAAATGGGATGGAAGTTCGTGGTCAACAGATGCAACTATGGCTGTGGCTAAAGGAACTTTAGGTGGTTTTGGATCATCTCCAGCTGCTTTCTGTGCTGCTGGTAATAATGCTTCCCCAGGAAACTCAGAATTATATTCGGGTGCTTCAGTTGTAACTAAAAACGTATCTACAAGTTAACTTGACTTATAATCAGTAATGATTATATTAAATTTATTCAATGAAAGGAATACAATATGACTGAAAAAAGAAACATACATGCACTAATAGAAAAAGAAGCTCCTAGCTTAAATAATTTACTTGACCCAAATGATGTTAAAGAATTTAAAGAAATGACATCTGAACTTAGAGATACTTGGACTAAGAAACAAGTTTTTAGAACAGAAACAGAAATGAGAATGTCTGTTTTACAGGATGCAAAGTACCCCACTAAAGCTTCAAAGTATTGGCAATGTGTTAGAGAACAAAATGTATTCTTAGAAAACTTAATGTCTTTATCTTTTGATGCTAGACGTAATGAAGTTAAACTTAAAAAACTAAAACAAAAATTAGAGACTGAAGAAGATCCATTAAAAAGAGAACTACTTCAAATAGACATAGATGAAAAAACTTATTCAGTAGCTAATATGCAATTAGTGGCTCGTGATAGAATGAGAGAAATTAAATTATGGTCAACACTTAAAAAAGAATTTAACGATGGCTCGTTTGATGACAAAGATGTTAACAGACACCAATTGGATTCTTATGCATTGATTATGAAAAACAAAGCAGAGACATTGACATCAGGCTCATCACAGCCAGAAGTGTTTAATGTACTTGGACAATTACAAACTATAGAAAGAGTTAAAAAATCAGGAGAAATGATTTACAACAAGAAAGAACAATTAACTAATGACCTCGGATCTAAACCAAAATAATTTTAATTTTGTATTTTTAGGGCAATCAGTATTAAAATATCAAGTACCTCTTGATGTTTATAATACAATCAATCATATTTATGAAACAAAGTATCCTGAATTAAAACCTGCTAATAAACAATTGGTTGGTAAGATAGAAAAAGAACATAGTTTATTTTTTAATGGTGAAGATAGTCCTAAGATGACTAAACATAATCACTTACCTGATGACGTAATGCAATGGTTTCAACAAAAATTTCAACATTATTTAAATTGGAATAGAATAAAAGAATACGATTTACATTTTAATTCTATTTGGGTTAATACTATGTTTGAACATGAGTACAATCCAGTGCACGTGCACCAAGGAACATTGTTTACGGGTCTATCATCAGTTATGGTTTTAAAACTACCAGAGTCTTATGGTGTAGAATATTCATCACCTGATCATCCACAAAACGGAAGACTACAAATACTAGGTTCATCTAATGGACATTTTGCAAACGTAGACTATCAACCAGATATTAAAGAACGAGATTTTTTTGTATTTCCATATGACATGAGACACTGCGTATATCCATTTAATGGGCCAGGATATAGAAGAACGTTAGCTGCAAATATGGATGTTTACTATGACCCAATTAAAAACAGAGGAGTAAGTTAATGTACGAAAATAAAATTATAACAGAACCTAAATGGAAAAGTTGGATAGTTCAAACAACAACACCACTTTTTACACCCGAACAATGTAGACAAATTATTGCATCAGGTAGAGCACAGAAACCACAAGAAGCACAAGTGGGTATGAATAAACCTGGTGGCGGCACAGATACAAAGAAAAGAATTACAACAATTTCTTGGATACCCTTTAAAGAAATGGAACATATGTATAAAGACCTTAATAATTTTATACAAAAAGCAAATGAAAATCATTTTGGTTTTGGTAACATACAAATTACAGAACAAGCACAGTTTACAGAATATCCTGAAGGAGGGTTTTATGATTGGCATATGGATTGTGATGTAAACATGCAACATGAACCACCAGTTAGAAAAATATCTATGACTTTGTTGTTAAATGATCCTTCAGAGTTTCAAGGTGGAGATTTAGAATTAATGGCACCAGGAAAATATGCAGAACTTAAACAAGGTCACGCAATTATATTTGCATCATTTTTAAACCATAGGGTTAATCCTGTAATTAGAGGTATAAGACAATCACTTGTTGTTTGGTTTGGGGGCAAACCATTTAGATGATTAAAGAAGAATTTTTTCCAACAACTATATATGGTCATGATACAGAATTAGATAATAATTTTTTAGCTAATGAAATAGTTTCTTGGTCTAAACAAAATAAAGGTTTACAAAAAACAAATGTAGATGGTTGGCATAGTGAAACTAATATGCATCAACTACCACAATTTAAACCTTTAGTAGATGAGTTATTGAAAGTAATAACACGAGTCTTTAACGATGAATGGTTAGATAGACAACCACTACTAGGTAACATGTGGGCTAATATAAATTATCAAGGTGGGTATAATAAACCACACATACATCCCAATAGTTTATTTAGTGGAGTATATTACGTAAAAGGACATTCTAATTCAGGAAGATTAATTTGTAATGATCCGAGACCAGGAATACAAACTACGATGCCTACAAGAAAACCAGGTCAACCCCCTAAACATTTATGGAGAGAATGTTATATAGATCCAAAACCAGGTAGAATTATAATGTTTCCTGCTTGGTTGTGGCATTCAGTTGAACCTAATAAATCAAATGATATAAGGATATCAGTAAGTTTTAATTTTATACAAGATGGCTTTCAATAAATATCAAGTAATTAAAAGTGCAATTAGCTATGAGTTAGCTAATTTTATATTTAACTATTTTCTTCTTAAAAGAGATGCTGTTAAATGGATGTATCAAAACAATATTACTTATGACAGTGGTATGTTAGGTACATGGACAGATAAACAAATACCCAATACTTTTTCTTGTTATGCTGATAATGTAATGGAAACCTTACTTGTTAAGGTATTGCCGGTAATGCAACAAGAAACCGGTCTAGATCTATGTCCTACTTATTCCTATGCAAGATTATATAAACATGGTGATGAATTAAAAAGACATAAAGATAGACCTAGTTGTGAAATATCAACTACAATAAATCTAGGTGGTGACCCTTGGCCCATATTTATTGACGGCACAGGACAAGATAATGTTATAGATGAATACAAAAATATACATAAACCTAATGCTCCCAAAGGCACAAAAGTCCTGCTTGAAGTTGGCGATATGCTAGTATATAGTGGATGTGAATTAGAGCATTGGAGAGAACCTTTTGAAGGAACTACTTGCGGACAGGTATTTCTTCATTATAACCATTTAAATGGTCCTTTTGCTGAAAAGAATAGGTTCGACAGAAGGCCAATGTTAGGTGTTCCACCAATAAGGAATACATAAATGGAGTTATATGTTACAAAAATTAGGGTTCTTACCAGGGTTTAATAAACAAGTCACATCAACAGGTGCTGAGTCGCAATGGATAGATGGGGAAAATGTTCGTTTTAGATATGGCACACCTGAAAAAATAGGTGGCTGGAATCAACTTGGAGAGAGTAAATTAACAGGCGCAGCTAGAGGTCTTCATCATTTTGTAAACAAAACATCAACTAAATTTGCAGCCATAGGAACTAACAAAATTTTATATGTATATTCTGGTGGTGTTTACTATGACATTCATCCTTTAGTTAATCCAACAGGCACAGCACTTACAAATGCATTTAGTACAACTAACGGGTCACCAACAGTTACAATAACTTTTCCAACACCACATTCTTTTGTTGCAACAGATATTATTTTATTTAGTGATTTTTCTACAATTACAAATTCTAATTTTAGTGCTGCAGATTTTAATGATAAAAAATTTATGGTAACAAGTGTACCTAGTACAACTACAATTACTATTACAATGCCTTCTAATGAAACAGGTAGTGGTGCAACAACATCAGGTGGGATAAAATACTATCAATATTTTCACGTAGGACCAGCAGAACAACTAGGTGCTTTTGGTTGGGGTATATCATTATGGGGTGGAAACATTTTAGGTGCATTAACAACTACATTAAATGGTTTATTAGGAGACAACACAAACGGTAATAATGGTTCGGCTACAGAAATTACGTTAGGTAGTACGACAGGTTTTCCAAGTTCTGGTACAAACTTTATTCAAGTAGGTTCAGAAGAAATATCATACACAGGAATTACAGGTAGTAAATTAACGGGTATAACAAGAGCTGTACGAGGTTCAACAAGAGCTGCGCACAGTAATGGTGTTGCTGTAACTAACACTTCTTCTTTTACAGGTTGGGGATCACCTGCAGCTAACACTGACCAAGTAACAGATCCTGGTCTATGGTCATTAGACAATCTAGGTACAACTCTTATTGCCTTAATTCATAATGGTGAATGTTTTAAATGGGATGGTGATGCAACCAATGCAACAGGCACTAGAGCTATAATTATTCCAGGAGCACCAACAGCGTCACGTGATATGTTAGTGTCAACTCCCGATCGTCACTTAGTATTTTTTGG